AAAGTAGAATACTTTACTGTTGCTGGTAATATTCCAGGCATAACTTTAGATGAAATAGAACTTGGCACACCACTAAAAAACATTCCATTAATGGGTAATAAACTAACTTACGAGGACTTATCTATCACATTTATTGTAGATGAGGATTTGCAAAACTATATTGAGATGCACACATGGTTAACTGCGATTGGATTTCCAAAAGATAAAAGTCAGTTTAGAAATTTCAGAAGTGCAACATCAAATGTTGCATCAGCAACAAGAGGTGAAAGTAATGACATAGGTGATGTAAAACCTTCAACACCTGAAAGAGCAATGTATAGTGATGCTGTAATGAGTATACTAACAAATAAAAATAATCCTGTTGTAGAGTGTCGTTTTGCAGATGTTTTTCCAACAAGTTTAAGTGGATTAACTTATTCACAAAATCAAACTGATGTTGAATATCTAACAGCAGATGTAAATTTTAAATACCAAATATACGAAATAAAAACCTTATAAATATAGTTATATAATTATTGTGGAGTGAAAATGACCTTAGATGAATTAAAAGTTCAAGTCGCAACTGACTTGAAAGTAAATGATGAAAGACTTGATACCGAATCTTTAAAAAACCAAGAACTGTATTCCAAATACTTAGATATAAAAAGTAACTTTGAACTATTGATGTACAAAGCGAAAGGTGATTACAAAATATTGTATCGTGATAAGTGGGAATATTATGGTGGTAAATCTGATGCAAAGATTTATGAAACAAAACCTTTTGATTTAAAAGTTCTTAAATCAGACTTGTCAATTTATATTGAATCAGACGAAGAAATAATTACCATAGAAAATAAAATTGTATATCTAGAAACTGTAATTAAATATCTAGATGGTGTTCTCAAATCTATCGCTGGTAGAGGTTGGGATATTAAAAATGCGATACAATGGAAAAACTTTGAAGCTGGATTGATGTAATGATAAATTACTATGACGATTTTTTAGAAAGTCATATTGCACAACTCATTGATATGCAAATGAAAGAGGTATCGTGGAAGTATGATTATGACAGTAAACCAAATGGAACGCAAAAACATTGGCATGTATTTTGTGGACACAATATGGATGAGTGTAATCAAAATGGATATGAATTCATTGTTCCTATATGGGAAAAAATTAAAAATGTTGTAAATGTAGAATTAGAACGAGTATATCTGAACGCACACACATTTGGTATAGAACCACACATACACACAGATGATGGTGATATTACTATGATATATTATCCTAGACTAGATTGGAAAATAGAATGGGGTGGTGGAACTGCTATATACAATGATAAAGTAACAGAAATAGACAGACACATTGTCAATAAAGGTAATAGATTAATTATGTTTGATGCACATTTACCACATCAAGCACAACCTGTAAATAGATTATGTTTTCAACTAAGAACATGCGTAGTGTTCAAGACTAAATTAAAATGAAGTGGATTGATTGGGTAGGACATTATAAAAATATATTAAGTGATGAATTATGTAATCAGATAATTGATTATAAGTTTGATTATGTCAAATCAACTTACTCAACGCACAAAGGTTTATCTGCAAATAAAAATAGAGTGGAGATGGATGAGATATGGATAAGAAAAGACCATACATTCTACAAAGATTTAAATGATGCTGTATCTAAAGTTGCAAAAAAATATACAATTAAAATGAAAAGTTTTCACGACAGAGATTTTGTTGCACAGAAAACAACAGACTTTAGATTGAACAAGTATGATGTTGGTGGATATATGTCAAAACATTGTGATAATATACATCACAGTCATGGACAAACATTTGGATATCCACAAGCTACAGTTTTATTATTTTTAAATGAAAACTTTGAGGGTGGTGAATTTTTGGTTTCAGAAGAACAACCAACTATTAAAACAGGTGAAGCATTAATCTTCCCATCAAACTTTATGTTCCCACATGAAGTTAAAAAGATTACACAAGGAACACGCTGGAGTATCGTATCATGGTTGATGTAATACAACATAAAATATTTCCCACAGTCGTATCAGAGTTTAAACACGATATGAGTAGTGAAGAACATGGTATTGTTTTAAAAGAGTTACGCTCATCTAAAACAAATGGTATTCTACAAACTAAAGATGACTTACATAAAAAGTTACCTTCGTTTAAAACAAAAGTTTTTGAAACAACAGAGAAGATTTGTAGAGAATCTAAATACTTATATGATACATTAGAGATTACAGGAATGTGGGCAAACATGTTAAAGAAAGGTGATTCGCACCCACCACACACACATTCTAATAATGTATTTTCTGGAGTATACTATTTAGAGAGTGGTGCTCCAATACAATTTTTTGACCCAAGACCACAAGCAAATATATTACAACCTAATTTAGAATATACCACATTTGATAATTCAAGTATGATGCAATTCAATTCTCAAAAAGGAATAGGATTAATATTTCCAAGTTGGTTACAACATTGGGTGCCGACAACGACCAAAGATAGAATTAGTATTTCATGGAATATAATATTAAGAGGTGAATATGGACAACCAAACACGCTACAAAATTCACATATTTAAACTTAACGAAGTTTATCTACATGTTACATGTGATAATGATGGTATGTGTCGTGCATTAGTAGATTACTTTACTTTTGAAGTGCCAGGCCATAAGTTTATGCCTGCATATAGAAATAAAATGTGGGATGGTAAAATAAGATTATTCTCACAAAAGACAGGTCAAATCTATGTTGGTCTTTTATCATACATCAAAGAATTTTGTGAAAGGAATGATATACATTGTGTTATTGCTGATGATGTAAACGATACAGATATTTTAGATATCAAAAAAGTATCAGACTTTGTAAAATCTTTAAAACCAAAATCAAAAGGAAAAATATTAGAGGTTAGAGATTATCAACTTAATGCAATACAATATGCGTTAAGTAATCATAGAGGTATGTTGGTATCACCAACTGCAAGTGGAAAATCACTTATCATATATGCACTTATAAGATTTTATCACTACCTACTCAAAGATAAAAAGATATTAATACTTGTGCCAACCACATCATTAGTAGAACAGATGTATTCTGATTTTATTGACTATGGTTGGAGTGATAAATACTTGCATAGAATATATCAAGGTCATGAAAAGGAAACAAATAAACCTGTAATTATTTCTACTTGGCAATCACTTTTTAAATTAGATAAAAAGTATTTTGAAAAGTTTGGATGTGTCGTAGGAGATGAAGCTCATCTATTTAAATCAAAATCGTTAACCACGATTATGACAAAACTGATAGATTGTAAATATCGTTTTGGTATGACAGGAACTTTAGATGGTACACAAACCCATAGATTAGTTTTAGAAGGATTGTTTGGTAAGGTTGAAAAGGTAACAACCACAAAAGAATTGATGGACAAAGATACACTTGCTAATTTAAAAATTAAGTGTATTGTTTTAAAGCATAAACAAGAAGACTGTAAAGTAGTAAAAGATTTAAAATATAGCGAGGAGTTGCAGTATATAGTGGCTCACAACACTCGTAATCAGTTTATAACAAGACTTTGCGATAAGTTGAGGGGTAACACCCTCTGTTTGTATCAACTAGTGGAAAAACACGGCGTAGGGTTATATAACGCAATGAAAGACTTTGATAGAAAAGTATTTTTTATACATGGTGGAACAGATACAGAAACAAGAGAACAGATAAGAGAAATTACAGAGAAAGAAACAAATGCAATTATCGTGGCGTCTTATGGTACATTTAGCACTGGCATTAATATTAGGAACTTGCACAATGTCGTGTTCGCAAGTCCAAGTAAAAGTAGAATTAGAGTGCTTCAATCTATTGGCAGAGGATTGCGTAGACCGAATATGGGCGACATACACACAACCCTTTTAGATATTGCTGATGACTTTACCTATAATGATAGAAAGAATTTTACACTTAATCACTTTTTAGAAAGAATAAACATTTATAATGAAGAAGAATTTGATTACGAAATTGATAAGGTTAGATTATGATAGAGTATTATAAAAAATTAAATATAAAAATGCCTAATATAAACATTATAAAAGGTAAGGTTTATGATAGTTATGGTGTTGAGGAAAATGGAAAATTTATAGGTGTTGAATATGGTAAATTTTTTATCCAAGATAGAAAATCTAAACAAAGTTTTGACAACTTACTCAATATCATACCTGAAAATAAAAAAAAGTATTTTAATCAATCATATATGTTTGCTAATCATACTGTGTATCCACATATTGATGATAACATAAATAGTAGTATAAACATCTATGTTAAAGTGAATGGTGGAAGGACAACATTTCATAAAAAGAAATCAGATGATGTTAAAGATATAAAAAATGTAATTGGTAGATTTGGTGGGGAATACAATAAAGATAGTAAATCAGAGTTTATTGATTTTACTGATGTTGAGGATATTTGTTCTTTTGTAGCAGAAATAGGTGATGTATATATTGTAAATACAAATATATTACATAGTGTTACAAAGGATAAAGATAATAGAATTCTTATTTGTATACATTCAAGTTTATCCATAGATGAAGTAATCAAAATATTTAAAGGAGTATAATATGGAAGATAATACGACTAGGATATTAAAATTAGCTAACGGCGAGAGTATCGTTTGTACTTGTATTCCTACAAGAATAGATGAAGCTTCACCTACTTTGCATGTGATACACCCACTTAAAATGGAATTAAAAAACAAAGTAACTAAGAAAGGTATTGTTGAAGCATTAACTTTATCTCGTTGGTTACAACCATTTACAGAAGTAGATGAATTAGATATTGAAAAATCTACTATCATTACTAATGCTCCAGCATCTTATGCGTTAAATAATTATTATAACTTTATGGTGGATACATATAATGAAGCAGAGGCTAATATGGAAGGTAAAGAAATGACACCAAGTATACAACCAAGATTTACCGAAGATGTTGCAATAGAAGACCAAGAAGAAACAACAGAGGAAGTAAAAAGATTATTTAAACAATACATATCTGCTTTAACAAATAATGGTGAAAGTAAAGAAGAAGATTTAACAGAAGAAGAATTAGATAGTCTACCTTGTAGTGATACTAAACATTAACATCTCTTTAGAGTATATAGTATTCTCGGCGGAACACAGCGATTATAATAGCTTTATACAAACATTGTCAAGTCTTTTTTAACAAAAAAGTAAAAAAAGTTTTTATAAAAAAACACAGATATTTCTTGACATAATGTGCCTGAATTTGGTATAGTTACATCATATTATTTTTTAAGGAAAGAAAGTGGCAAAAGACAAAAAAAAGAATGCTCATTACATAGATAACAAAAAGTTTCTAGAGGCAATGAAAGAGTGGAAACAAAAGTGTGATGAAGCAGAAGAAGCTGGTGAGGAAAGACCACAAGTAACTAATTACATAGGTGAATGTTTTCTCAAGATTGCAAATGGTTTATCTTATAGACCTAACTTCATCAACTATACCTATCGTTCAGAAATGGTATCAGATGGTATTGAAAACTGTTTACAATACATACATAACTTTGACCCAGATAAATCAAAGAATCCTTTTGCTTATTTTACTCAAATCATATACTATGCGTTTCTAAGAAGAATACAAAAAGAAAAGAAACAAACACATATCAAAAACAAAATTATTGAGAATAGACAATACGAAACCTTTACTGTAAATGAAGGCGATGATACAATCTATGATGTACAAGGTTTTGACCCAGACATTATGTTACCAGACGAAGATGTTTATGTTGTCAAAAAGAAAGAAAAGAAAGAAGAAGAATCAGAAGGTTTAGAAACCTTTATGGAAACTGATAAAGATACATAATGAAAATAGCACTTATTACTGATACTCATTTCGGTGCAAGAAATGATAACCTAAATTTTAATGAATACTTCTATCAATTCTATGAGGGAGTATTCTTTCCATATCTACAACAAAACAATATTAAAACCTGTATACATTTGGGTGATTGTTTTGATAGGCGTAAGTATGTATCATATAGAACTGCAAAAGATTTTAGAGAGAGATTTATATTACCATTTAATGTATTAGGTATTGACTTACATATGTTAGTTGGTAATCATGATATCTATTATAAGAACACTAGTGAAGTAAACTCACTTACAGAACTGATAGGTGGTAAACATAAAAATATACACATCTATGATGAAGCAACAGAAGTGGATTTTGATGGACTACCAATACTATTCATGCCGTGGATTACACAATCAAATGAACTCTATGCAGAAGGTATGATTGATGAAACCAAAGCTGATATCTGTATGGGTCATTTAGAAATAAATGGTTTTCAAATGAACAAGAATGTTATCATATCACAAGGTGGTAAAGACAAAGAATTTTTTAGAAAGTTTGATACAGTTATGAGTGGACATTTTCATCACAAGTCAGATGATGGTCAGATATATTATCTTGGCACACCATATGAAATATATTGGAATGATTGGGAAGACCCAAAAGGTTTTCATATCTACGATACAGAAACAAGAGAGTTAGAAAGAATAGTTAATCCATATAGTATATACGAAAAAATATATTATGATGATACCAAAGAAAACTATCTAGAACATGATGTATCAAAGTATCAAAACAAATATGTAAAACTTATCGTGGTTAATAAAAAAGACTTATATCAGTTTGACCAATTCTTAGATAAAATGTATACAGCAAATGCATACGATATAAAAATTGTTGAGGACTTTTCAGACTTAGATGCAAGCTCAGTATCAGACGATATCGTAGAAAATACAGAAGATACAGTAACATTATTGAACAAATACATTGATGACTTATCTATTGATTTAAGTAAAGATAGATTAAAGAATCAAATGAAATCTTTATATACAGAGGCACAAGACTTAGACTTAGAATGATTAAATTTGAAAAGGTTCGTTGGAAGAATTTTCTTTCTACAGGAAACCAATTTACAGAAATAGATTTAAATCGTAATGAAACTACACTTATCATAGGTGAGAATGGTGCTGGTAAATCTACTGTGCTTGATGCATTATGCTTTGCATTATTTGGTAAACCATTTAGAACAATTAGTAAATCTCAATTAATTAATACAGTCAATGCTATGGAAACTGTCGTAGAGATTGAGTTTAGTATTGCAAGTCGTAATTATAAAGTTGTTCGTAGTATCAAACCAAATAAATTTGAAATCTGGCAAAATGATGTAATGATAAATCAAGAAGCCAATAGTCGTGATTATCAAAAGATATTAGAACAACAAATACTTAAATTAAATTATCGTTCATTTACACAAGTAGTTATCTTAGGTAGTTCTACATTTGTTCCATTCATGCAACTCAAAGCAAAATTTAGAAGGGAAGTGGTTGAAGACTTATTAGATATTAAGATATTTTCAACCATGAATTTGTTACTCAAACAAAGATTGAAAGATTTGGTTACTGAATTACAAGAGGTAGAATACAACCATAAGTTATGTAGTGAAAAAATAACTATGCAATCTACACATATTGAGAATATTAAAAACAATGCAGACCTTATCATTAAAGAAAAACAAAGTAACTATGAAAGCAACTCAATAGAATTAGATAAGAAAGTAAATAATAAAAAATCACTAGAACAAAAACAAAAAGAATTATTTTCCTCAGTTGAAGACCAAATCAA